ACGGTTTCGTGGTCGCCTAGCGCAACAAGCCCAGGCACTGCAACAAACCCAACGTTTACACTTACAGGCGCTTACCTAGAAGCCTTGCCATACGAAATGGCTTTAGGCGCGCTAGGCACAATTAGCGTTACATTTACTGGTGGAGTTTATAGCGTTCTTGAAGTTTAATTAACCGCCTGAAAAGGCCCGACACAAAAGGCACATAATGAAACTTACATTAAAAGTAGAAACCACCGATAACGCTTACGAAGTTGCAACAAACTTATTTGTAATTGTTATGTGGGAACGCAAATACAAACGTAAAGCGTCGGACATGGCAGCCGGTATTGGCGTTGAAGACTTAGCTTTTATGGCATACGAGGCGTCTAAGTTAAACAAAATTGTTGTACCGTCAGAATTTGAAACGTTTATTAAAAACTTGGTCAACATTGAAGTAGTCGACACCGAGGGCCCAAACCCCACCTAAGGGGCACCCACGGGCGCCAACTTGCCGAACTGTTGGTAGCGATATCGTGGTGGCCCCCGTCGGTACCTTTTGACATAGACGACTTGGCTACCGTTGTTGCTGTATTATCAGACAACAACAAACAACGAAAGTAACCCTTATGGCAACCTTGGCAAATACTTTAGAAATTAAAGGTATTCAAGAAACCATGAAGGCGCTTAAAGAAATTGAACCTGGGTATCTTAAACAGGTACGCAAGGACATTAAGAACGCTGGGGCGCCTGTATTGACAGCGGCCCGTAGTTTGATACCTTTAGCCCCGCCGTTGTCAGGTATGGCGCGTGGCAATCTTATTCGAGGCCGTGCCGGTACAAAATGGAGTAGCGAAGGCGCCCGTAAAGGTTTCATTATTAAAACCAACAGGTCAGGCCAACGCGCTAGAACCGTTACGTTTAAGTCAGGCGAAACGATAGATTTTGCTGCACGGCCCTACCAGCTCTTAACACTTACCCAGCGCGACGCTGCAGGCTCTATTTGGGACCATGCAGGGCGTCGCACTAAAGGCCGTTTTGTAACCAATTTACAAATGCAAGGCAGTTACGACCCGCGCGCCGCCGAACCTGGCGTAATTGCCGCACGGCCAGCCGTTGAAAACGAAGTAACCGCCATAGTCGATAAAGTAATGAAGCACACCAACACAAAACTAAAGGTACGCCGTGGCAATTAACGTACCAATTATTACTACGTTTGCCGATAAAGGCGTAAACGCAGCACAAAAAGCGTTTGGCAATCTAAGCAAATCAACAGTAATTGCAGGCGCCGCTATTGCTGGCGCTACGGTAGCTGTCGCCGCGTTTGCGTATAAGTCAATTCAAAAAGCATCAGATTTTAACGAAGCAATAAGTAAAAATAGTGTTGTATTTGGTGCCATTTCTAAGGAAGTAGAAAATTTTGCACAAACAGCAAACCGCGCTCTAGGTTTATCAGAAACGGCAGCGCTTAAAGCCGCTGGAACGTTTGCTACTTTCGGTAAGTCCGCTGGACTTGCTGGAAAAGATTTATCGGACTTTTCTACAAACCTTGTAACAATGGCAGCCGACTTGGCGTCGTTTAACAACACGTCAGTAGACGAAGCCATAAACGCTTTAGGGTCCGCGCTACGAGGCGAAGCCGAACCGTTACGCAAATACGGCGTACTACTCGACGACGCAACACTAAAAGCCGCCGCAACTGAACTAGGCATATATTCAGGCAACAAAGCTTTAACAGCGCAACAAAAGGTTTTAGCTGCCCAAAAGGTTATTTTTGACCAAACAGCCGACGCACAAGGCGACTTTAGCCGAACGTCAACAGGACTAGCCGCGCAACAAAAGATACTTGGCGCAACGCTAGAAAATATCCAAACCAATTTAGGGCAAGCATTTTTACCGATATTTTTAAAAGCCGTAAAGTTTTTTAATGATGAAGTAACGCCAGCGTTTGAACGTGTAGCGGAAGTAATCGGCGAAAAAGGTTTAGTGAAGGGTATGCAGCAAGCCCTATACGAAATGGGCAGTTTTGGCCCTGGCATGGTTGAAGCATTTAAACAGGTTGCCGTTAACGCCGCTAAAGCCGCCAACGTGCTATACAAATTTGCTGTAGTAACCGCCGCTACCGCCTTGTTTGCTATGGGTCAGGCTACAAAAGCTTTAGGGTTTTTAGGTAAAGCGTTTGACGACTTAATTGACGTAGACGCGTTGGCTGGGAGTTTTGACAAGTTTTCTGCAGGTATTAAAAACATGGGCAAACAGTCCGATTACAGCAGTTTTGCAGCTAAACAACTTGCCGAAAATGCACAAGCAGCAGCCGACGCGACAGACAAATTAAGCGGGGTAGGTACTGGTAAAGGTGCTACAGCCGCTACCGAACGTTTAAAGAAAATGGAACAGGCAACAAAAGACGCTTCAGCGGCATTAACGGACCGCATGAATACAGCACTTGATAGCGCTAAAGGCAAAGTGGCCGACGCGCAATCGGCTTTTGACGGTTTTTCTAAAACAGTTTCCGACGGGGTTTCGGCGTCGTTGAATTTCGCCGACGCGCAAACCGCCAGTAAAAATAGTGGCGTAAATTTTGTAGTTGGATTACAAAACCAAGTTAAAGGCATAGAAAAATACGGTAGCGACGTAGAAAAGTTGCTAGGCGCTGGATTATCCCAAGACGCTTTAGCAGCCGTATTAGCTGCAGGTGGTGAGGCTGGCGCGGCTATTGCTTCCGAATTAGTCGACAGCGGAACAGATGTTATTTTGCAAACTAACGCGTTAGTTGCTAGCGCTAAAACAGCAGCCGAAAACATCGGAAAATACTCGGCCAACATTTGGTATAAAGAAGGCGTAGCAAATGCCCAATCATATTTAGACGGAGTTCAAGCAGCTTTTGATTATGCACAAAAAGGCCTTGCTGGACCTGGGCTAAATGTGGCAGACATTAAAGGCATAGGCGCGGCGTTTGATAGCGGTATGGCAGGGCCGAGCGTTAGCGCGATTACGTCGGGTAGGTCCGCAAGCGACAGTTTCGGCGGCGTAGGCGGATTTTTTGACGGCTTTAATATAAACATTACGGGCGGTATTTCTACTAGCGCCGAAATAGGCGAAGCCGTAGTAAACGCTATTCGAGCATATAACAGGGCGGCAGGCCCCGCCAATATCGCGGTTGCGTAATGGCTACGTCAGTAATTGAAAGCGGCGATTACGAATTATTTGTAGATACAGGCTTTTTCGTAAACTCTTTTCGTTTAGATAACTCAACGGCAGGAGTATTAAATAACACCGAATTTGTGTTAACGGGTAATACAGTATTTGCGCCAATGTTGCAATACTCGACAAATGTAAACATTAAGCGCGGGCGTCGTGACGTAGGCGACCAATTTAGCGCTGGAACAATGTCATTTAACTTAAACGACAGCCTGGCAGGCGGAACCTTAAACCCGTTGTATTCGTCTAGCCCATACGTAGACCTTAACGACCAATTTACTTTAGCACCGTTACGAAAAGTGTCGTTTGGTCGATACAACAGCGTTGGCACGTATATTGAATTGTTTAAAGGGCAAATAGTTAATTATGATTATTCGTATCAGTTGGGCCAACAAAACATAGTTACCGTGTATTGCGCCGACGATTTCTATTTACTAGCTCAAACCGCGTTAGCCGAATTTAACGTAACCGAACAACTATCGAGCGCCCGCCTATCTGCCGTACTTAATTTGCCCGAAGTTGATTATCCCGCTTTAACCCGTGACATTGAAACAGGCACCCAAACGCTGGGCGGCGCGGCTGCCTACACCGTGCCCGAGGGTACAAACGTAAAAGCGTATATCGACCAAATACAAGCTGCAGAGCAGGGCCGTATTTTTATATCGCGTACAGGCGATTTTACAAGCCAGCCGCGCGTAGGTCAAACCTTGTCGGCTAGCGTCGCAGATTTTCACGACGACGGCACAAACATACCGTATAACTCTTTAGGCATTATTTTTAATGCGGACCTAATCGTAAACAGGGCAAGTATTCAACATTTAGGCGCCACAAGCCCCGAGGTTGCCGACGACCTAGTAAGCCAGGCTAAATACCTAATTCAAAATGTAAGCATTACTAACAGCCTTTTACACAACGACGCGGCAGCACTTGACCTGGCTAATTACCTGTTAGTGGGCGAACCCGAGGCAACGTTTAATGCCGTGCAAACCGATTATTTAATGCTTACAACAGCCCAACGGGAAACCCTGGCATTAGTCGACATTGGCGACACAATAACAATTACAAACACAATTACAGGCGGCCAGGTAGCCCAAGAGCTAGCGGTAGAAGGTATTGAAATACAGGTAAACGTTAATAACGGGCATAGGGTTACTTTTTATACGTCGGCTACGGTAATTGTTTATGAGTTTGTTTTGAACGACGTAATTTATGGAAAATTAAACATACAAGACCCGCAACCCGTTTTAGGATAAAGTAGGAACTATGGCAATTTCACCAAACGACACGTTTACAAGTGGGCAAATTTTAACCGCGCAAGAGTGCAATAATTTTCCATTTGGTGTAGTTGGCGTAACGATTAACACCACGTTGTTGCAAGCTGGCGTAACCACCGAAGTTGATTTAACTGGTATGTCGGTAACTTTTACCGCAATCGTCAACAGATACTACAAAATCACAGCATTTATGTATGGTATTCCAACGGTTGCCAACGCTGTTTACCAAGTCAATATCAAACAAGGTGCAACAGTTTTAGGAATTATTTTTAATAGCGGCGGCCCTGCCACAGCAGGAACAACTGCGATGGGTTCTGTTATTAAGACTTTTACGGCAGGTTCAACTACCCTAAAATTGTCTGGCGCTTTAGCAGCTGGTAGCACAGGTTCTATCACCTTTAACGCTGGCGCAACTTTACCCGTTTTTATTCTTGTTGAGGACATCGGGCCTGCATGAACGATTTAGAACGTTCTATATATTTGCGTTTGATTGGCTGGAAAGACGGCGATAAAACGCTAACAGACGAACAAATTACAGACGCTTACAATGCGTTTGTTATGGTTAAACAAACAGCAAAAGTAGCATTACTCAAAAAACTAGACATAACAGCCGATGAAGCCGCCCTATTACTTGGCTAGCGTTATGCTCGCATTTGTCCTAACCGCTTGCGAAACAACCCGCCAAAACGCCCCTAAAACTGGCCCAATGACACGTTGCTCAACAATGACACAATGCGAAAGGGTAACTAATGACTAGGCAAAGAGCAGAAATAGAACTACTACACGCGCGCATGATTGTTTTTGTAGGTTGCACAATTGCCGTAACGTTTGCAATTACCGTTATTGGTTTTGTGTATTTTCTAGGATTTGTTACACAACCTGTAGAGCAGTCACCAAATGACGCAGCCTTTATCGACTTGCTAAAAACCTTGTCAATCTTTATGACAGGCACATTAAGCGGCCTTGTAGCAGCTAACGGCCTAAAGCGAAAACCAGCCGAGGCAACAAGTGGCACCCCAGCCCCCTAAACCTGTAGCAAAAGCCGTAGTAATACCTAAAATACAAAAACTGGTATTACCTGCCACGCTGGGCCATATAACCCCAGGCGAACTACCCGCCAATATGCTTGTAGACATAAAGCCGTTCGGCAAACTGCACCCACGCGCCGCCAACGCATACAACGCACTACGAGCCGCCGCGTTCGCTGCAGGTATAAAACAATTTAAACCGATTTCGCAAGGCGATACGTACAGGTCTGCAGCACAACAAACCGCAGGGTTTTTACAGCGCTACACGTTGCAACCTATTGAGGGCGCGTCTACCCGTACTTGGCAAGGCAAAAAGTATTACCTACGCCCAGGCAACGCCCCACTAGCGGCGCCTGGTAGTAGTCGACATAACTTAGGTTTGGCAGTTGATTACGCAAACATGGAAGGCGAAACGTGGGCTTGGATGTGCGAACACGGCCCAGCGTTCGGTTGGTCATTAGAGGTCATGCCCGCCGAACCGTGGCACTGGTTTTATTACCCTGGCGATAAAATCCCCGAACCTGTAACCCAATACCTACAAGGTTTGCAGCCAGTATCACCACCTAGCGCCTAAGCGCCTACTACGGTTTTAGGACCGACGAAAAAAGGGGTATTGCATGAACTTTCTAATAGCCAAAATTTTTACGGCTGTCACTATAAGCATGACAGGATTAGCGTTCGCCTACGAGGCTCACAACGCGCCTGGCGCCCTGCCTGTAACGCCCCCCGTTACGGTCAGTTTGGCGCCTTTACCTACTACGACAACTACAACGCTTGCACCGTTGACAGATTGCCAATATGCGCTACAAGTCGCTACCCAGGTGGGCTGGCCGCTTGAGGAAATGGGCACTGTCGCGCGAATTATCTACCGTGAAAGCCACTGCCAGGCAGACGCCTACAACGCTAAAGACACTGCAGG